AAAGCGGTATCGCAGGCAGGTGAATCAAGTCACGCAGGAGCCAGGAGCGCCACTGCACGACGAGCATTCTCACGCTGCCGATGCTTTCCGTTACCTTGCCCAGTCACTTGATTTAATGTCTAATGACAGTTGGGGCAAACCAATCAAAGCTAATACTAGGTGGATCGTATGATTATTGCCCAAGGGAATATCGTATTACGCAGGGATTTTGATGCGCTAGTACGCGAATTGCAGGAGTTGCGTCAGCGGGTAGAAATGCTGGAGCAGCAGAAAGAACCGCAAGAACCGCAGAAGCGGAAGTGGACTAGGCGAACAGAGGTCATAAATGGATAACGGTCGGCTCCAGGCGATTCTTCAGCAGGAAATTGACGATGCTATCGGCATGCTTGATAGCGACACGACTGCTGAACGAGCCAAGGCACTAGACTATTACCTACGCAGGCCGATGGGAACGGAGATAGAAGGCCGATCCCAGATCGTTACCGCTGAAGTCGCGGAAGCTGTAGACGGGGCTTTGCCGCAGCTTATCCGAGTGTTCACTGCAAGCGACGATATCGTCAGGTTTGAGCCTGTTGGCCCAGGCGACGAAGAAAGCGCAAGGCAGGCTACAGAGTACGCTAACTGGGTTTTCTACAAAGATAATCCGGGATTCTCGCTCCTACATTCCTGGTTCAAGGACGCGCTGCTTGCCAAAACTGGAACGGTAAAAGCTGTCTGGCAAGAGAACATTGACGTAGACGAGGAAGCCTATCGAGGCTTGTCCGACAATGAACTTGCATTACTTCTGTCAGACGGAACCCGCGAGATCGTCGCGCAAGACTCGCAAGAGTCGATTACTGAGGTTCAGTTGCCTGACGGTACGATTGGGCAATCAATCGTTCGCTCGCACGATGTTGTAGTCCACAAGAAAACCAAGTCTGGACGGGTTCAGATTGACTGTGTTCCTCCTGAAGAACTGATTGTCAGCAAGAAAGCTACGACGGTTCAGGATGCCCCGTTCGTGGCTCACAGGCGGCTTTGTACTCGCACAGAACTAGTCGAGATGGGATTCGATGCCGAGCAGGTAAAGAACCTGCCAGCATGGAATACGCTTGACTATACGGAAGAACGGCTTGCCAGATATACGCCAGGAGAACAGCCGTTTGAGGATAGTTCGCTTGACGAGACAATGCAGGAAGTCGAGGTTTACGAATGCTATATCTACACCGATTATGACGGTGATGGCATTGCCGAACTTCGGCAGGTGTTTTACTCCAGCAATTCGGTGCTGACCTGGGCCGATGGACGAGACGCCAACATGAAAACGGACTATGTGCCGTTTCACGTTATTTGCCCGATTCCTGTGCCGCATAAGTTCTTCGGTGAATCACTAGCCGACAGAACTATCGACCTGCAAGCGATCAAAACAACGCTTGTTCGTCAGATGCTGGACAACCTGTATCTTACGAACAACAATCGAGTTGCAGCGGTTGAAGGTCAGGTAAACCTTGACGATCTTCTTAACGTCACTCCTGGCGGGGTGGTGCGAGTCAAGAGTGTCGGTGCTTTGCAACAGTTGGCAGTGCAATCAATTGCAAGCCAATCCTTTCCGATGCTTAGTTACTTCGATGACGTTCAGGCGAAACGGACAGGCGTATCGGATGCTCAACAGGGCTTGAACCCTGACGTACTGCAAAACGTAACGGCTGCTGCTGTCGCTGCGACGATGGGCGCTGCTGCTGGCAAGATGGAGCTAATCGCTCGACTGTTCGCTGAGACTGGCGTCAAGTCGCTGTTCCAGGGCATTCTGCATCTGCTGTGCAAGTACCAGGACAAGCCTCGGCTTATCAGGATGCGGGGCAGATTCGTTGAAATGGATCCGCGCGAGTGGGCGAATCAGTACGATCTGACGATCTCTGTCGGTCTTGGGACTGGCACGAAGAACGAGCAGATGACCATGCTCCAGATGGTGCTTGCCAAGCAAGAGCAGATTCTTCAGCAGTTCGGGCCTGCGAATCCGCTTGTGTCGGTTGGGCAGTATCGGGCTACGCTTGGGCGGTTTATCGAGGCGGCAGGGTTCAAAGACTCTACCGAGTTCTTCAAAGAAATTACGCCAGAACTTGATCAGCAACTGTCGAATCCTCCTCCGCAGCAGCAGGCTCCGAATCCTGCGATGGATGCGATGCTGGCCCAGGCGCAGGCTCAGATCGAGATCGACAAGCAGAAAGCGATGGCTGATATCGAAACGAAACGAATCAAGGCCCAGGCTGATATCCAGTTGGCAAGGGAAAAGGCTGCTGCTGAGTTGATGCTGAAGCGGGAAGAATTCCAAGTTGAAGCGCAATTGAAGGCAGCGAAGGTTGGCGCTGGCATTTCGGCTAACGTAGAGATCCCTGGATGACGCCAGAACAAGCTTCTAACCTGCTGAAAGACGATTACTTTCTTGCTGAACTGGATAAGATTCACCAGACGCAGATTGACGCAATCTGTACATCAGCAGAGCATGATGTTGACGTTAGAGAAAATGCGTATAGAATGATCAAAGCGCTTTCACTTATCAGGAATCATTTCCAAAGCATCGTCGATACTGCGGAGATGAAGAAGCGAAAGTGGAAGGTTCTATAACTTATACGGGTGAATATGGACACGACTCCGGAAGGAAGTGGGCCGCTGGATGTAAACAGTGCAGCCAATGCGATTCTAGGACTTATGGGAGGCGAGGAAGGCGAGCAGCCGACTCCTCAAGAACCACAAGGAGAAGAGCCGCAGGTTGAGCAGGAAGAACAGCAAGTCGAGGAAACTCCGCGCTACCGGGTTAAAGCCGCAGGTGAGGAACGCGAAGTTACTATCGACGAGCTGATTAAGTCTTACCAGCTTGGCACTGACTACACTCAGAAAACCCAGACGCTTGCCGAGCAGCGCAAGGCGATTGAAGCCGAGAAAGCTGCGGTTGAGCAGGCGAAACAACTCCGTGACCAGTACGCTCAACGGTTAGAACTGATTGAAAAGGTTCTAGCCGAGCAGAACAAAACGGAAGATTTTGAAGCACTGAAAGAATCCGATCCGATCGGGTACGCAGTCAAGGTTGCCGAACAATCTCAACGTGAAAAGCAACTCTACGCACTACAAGCTGAAAAGCAACGTCTTGCCCAACAGCAACAAACGGAGCATCAGCAGCGGTTGCAAGAGGTTCTCGCTCAGGAACAAGAGAAACTGATTCAGGCGATCCCTGAGTTTGCAGTACCGGAAAAAGCTGAAGTGGTTCGCAAAGATATTCGGAGCTATGCGAAGCAACTAGGTTTTACGGATCAAGAACTTTCACAGGTATATGACTCAAGAGCAGTGCTGACTTTGTGGAAAGCCTCGCAGTACGACAAGCTTGTTGCAGGCAAGCCTGAAGTGACCAAGAAGGTCGCGGAAGCGCCGAAAATGCTCAAGCCCGGAACTGGCAAGGTTGCAAACCCTGAGTCGGATGCTATCAAAGCCCAACGTAACACGCTGCGGAAAACTGGCAAGGCTAGAGATGCTGCGGCTGTGTTTGAACGATTTTTGACTTAAAGGAATTGACATGCCTACCTACGGTACCGCTACCGCTATCGGTCTCCGCGAAGATCTTACCGATGTCATCTATGACATTTCCCCCACCGAAACCCCGATTCTGAGTTCGCTGGCTCGGACTCGCGCGACTGCTGTTTATCACGAGTGGCAAACGGATTCGCTGGCTGCTGCCACGACTGCTAATGCCGCTGTTGAAGGCGCAGACGCTTCTGCTGCGACTATCAGCCCGACGGTTCGTCTCGGTAACTATGCTCAGATTCTCACGAAAACTGTGCAGGTTTCCAACACGCTGCAAACGGTCAACAAGGCCGGTCGGAAGTCTGAGATGGCTTACCAGATGTCCCGCGCTGCTCAAGAGCAGAAGCGCGACCTGGAAACCATCATTGCAGCCAACCAGGGCCGTGACGCTGGTTCGGGTTCGACTGCTCGCAAGATGGGTTCGCTGCTGTCCTGGCTGAAAACGAACACCAGCAAGGGCACTAGCGGCACTGATCCGACGACGATTGGTGTTTCGACCCGTTCCGATGGTGCTACCCGTACCTTCACCGAGACGCTGCTGAAGGACGTTGTAAAGCTTGCGTTTGATGCGGGTGGTGCGCCTAAGTTGCTGGTGGTGAACTCTGGCCTGAAGCAGAAAGCCAGTTCGTTTTCGGGTATTGCTGCGATCCGCAATCAAGCGAACAACGAGGCGGCTACCATCGTGGCGGCTGCTGACTTCTATCTCAGCGACTTCGGACAGCTTGCGGTCACTCCTGATCGTTTTGTCCGTACCCGCGATGCGCTGCTGCTCGATCCTGAGTACGCTGCGATGGCTTATCTGCGTCCGTTCGAGACGATCCAATTGGCGACGGTTGGTGACAGCGAGCGTCAGCAGTTGGTCTGCGAGGTCACGCTGGAGATGCGGAACGAAGCGGCTCACGGTATCGTGGCTGACTTGAACCCGGCTCTGTAAGCGGATAGGGGGGCAGGGGCAATCCCTGCCTCCCGTTTTGGAGGATGCATGAAGAAACTATTCTCGGCTGATGATGCTCGATACACAATCGCGCACTTCACCGATGACGGACTGGTGCTAGAAACAAAAGAAGATGTATCCGCACTGGTCGAGCTAAATAAGAAGCAATTCAACGAGTCAGACGGGACGTTTCGTGATCCTGTGATGACGCATATTGCTAGAGTTCCGGCAACGGTAATCGACGATCTTAACCGCAAGGGCATCATGCGGGGCTATCAGGTGATTGACGAAAAGCGCATGAAAGCGTGGCTCAACCATCCTGACAATCGGTTCTTCCGTACTCATCCGGGGCGCGTATGAAGGTTGCTGTGTGTGTACCATGCCGTGATACGGTCATGGCTGGGTTCGCTTTTGATATGGCTAGGCTCACTGCGTTCGACGCTCAGAACCGAGATGGCGAATTGCAGTTGCTACAGATGCCTGGGACGCTGATCTTTACTCAGCGAGAGAAGCTGGCAGAAGAAGCGCTGGAATGGGGTGCTGATGCCATCCTGTACATTGACAGCGATATGCGGTTCCCTGCTGACGCTCTTAACGTCCTGCTGTCGCGTGATGTCCCGATTATCGGGGTGAATGCTACGACCAGGAGAGAGCCTGTTGTCCCGACTGCGATGAATCTTCACTTGGATAAGATGAAGCAGGAAGGTAATGTGCGGCAGGTTTGGACGAAAATTGAGAGCCGCGGCAAGGTTGGCATCGAGCAGGTGACTGCTGTTGGGTTCGGTGTTACACTTATTCGTAAGGAAGTGTTTGAAAAGATCCCGAAGCCGTGGTTTGATGTTATCTGGACTGATCACGGCAATGTAATTGGCGAAGATGTAGCATTCTGCGTCAAGGCGATGGAACAGGATATCCCTGTTTATGTTGACCACGATCTATCGCTACACATCGGGCACATTGGTACAAAGACCTTCGGCTGGGATGATGTGAACTATGGCCCTAGAAAACTACAGCGATCTAAAAAGCGCAATCGCTAGTTATCTGGCTAGGTCAGATCTGACGAGCCAGATTCCTGATTTCATTCGGTTGGCAGAGATCCGTCTGAGGCGCGATCTGCGTATCCGTCAGATGCTGAAGAACGCCACCACAGCAACGACAAGCGGCGATTCGACTGTTGGCTTGCCGAGTGACTTCCTTGAGTTGCGAGACATTTTTATCCAGGATAACCCGGATCAGATCGTCAACTTCCTATCTCCTGCCATGTTTCATCGGAACGCTAGGGCAACGGAATCAGGAGAGCCTGTAAACTATACGATTATCGGTGAAGAACTACAGTTCGCTCCTATCCCTGATAGTTCATACACCGTTCAAATGTTGTATTTCTACGCTCCTACGTTCTTGAGCGATGCGAATACAACGAATCTGTTTACCGATAATGTTCCCGATCTTCTGTTGTATGCGTCTCTAAGCGAAGCAGAGCCGTATCTTATGAACGATGCCAGGATTGCTGTTTGGGCATCGTTATATGACAGAGGGCTTAATGCGCTGAAAGTGGCAGATGATCGAGGCCAGTATAGTGCTACTCCTATGGCAATGACTGTTGCAAGAAGGTAAAAAATGGCTATCACTCAAGCAATGTGTACCAGTTTCAAGGCTGAAATCCTTGGAGGTACGCACGATCTGGATACCGACGTCATCAAGATTGCCTTGTATACGTCATCTGCATCACTAGATGCTGCAACGACTGCTTACAGTTCGACGAACGAAGTCGCAAGTGGGAATGGCTACACGACTGGCGGCAATACGTTGTCGGGTGCAACGATTTCGTCCAGCGGAACGACAGCTTTCTGTGACTTCTCTGACTCAACGTGGTCTAGCGCTAGTTTTACGGCACGAGGCGCATTGATTTACAACAGCAGCAAGTCAAACAAGGCAATTGCTGTGCTGGATTTTGGTGCTGACAAGACCAGCACTAACGGTGATTTTGTCGTTCAGTTCCCGACTAACGATGCCACTAACGCTATCATTAGGATTGCTTAATCATGCCCACTGCATCCTATAACAAATTCCAACCAGCTATTGAGACGCTTTTTGAGGGTATCAACGCTGGTACCGATTCTTGGGTCATCAAGCTTGCTACAGCAGTCAACGCCTCGGCGGGCACCATCACCGAAGTCGCCAACGGTAACGGCTACACGACTGGCGGCAACGCAACCAGCACGACGTCAGCCTCGCAGACTGGCGGCACGTTTAAGTTGGTGCTGGCAAGCCCGACAGCTTGGACAGCCACGGGCGCTGGCTTTTCGTTCCAGTATGCTGTGCTGGTCGACTCTACAACCAGCACCAACGTGGCTTATTGGGACTACGGCTCCAGCCAAGCGGTTGCTGCGGGTGAGACGGTGACTGTAACGCTTGATGGCACCAACGGCGTATTCCAGGCGACGTAATGATTAAGATCGACTTCGCGTTTGATACGAAGTACGGCAGGTTTGGAGATGCTCTCCACCTGCCGGACGATCATGGCTTTACGGACGATGAGATTAAAGCCATGAAGCAGCAGCGCGTAGACAATTGGATAGCCATCATCGAAACCCCACCGGAAGAAACGACCTCTGCAACGGAGGCGTAAATGGCCGATCGCTACTGGGTTGGTGGAACGGCAACGTGGGACGGCTCAACCACAGCTAACTGGTCTGCGTCATCTGGCGGGCCATCCGGCGCGTCTGTACCGACTGCTGCCGACAATGTTTTCTTTGATCAAGCGGCGACCTATACCGTTACCTTAACGGGCGCCAGGACTTGCCTAGATTTTACGATTTCGGCAGGCACAGTCAGGATCGAAGGCGTGTCATCGCTAACCGTTAGCGGTTCAATGTCGTTGCGGGCAGGCACGACATGGAGTTTTACCGGAACGCTTACATTTAACGCCACAACTACCGGCAAAACTGTTACGACTAACGGCGTATCTATTGCCTCATCCATTAGTTTTAATGGAGTTGGCGGTGGATGGACGCTTGGCAGCGCATTAACTTGCGTTGGCCTTGCGGTCAGGGCGGGAACTTTTGACACTTCATCAGTTTCTAGTTATGCAATTACAACAACCGATATTTTTCAAGCTGTTACCACATCAGTAAAGACTATTAACTTAAATGCTTCAACAGTAACAATTTCAATTTCTTCTACTAGTGCTTTTAATATACCTGCATCTGCAACAAACACTACTTTTAATGCAGGAACAAGCACTATTAACTTTTCTACTACTACAGCTGGAATTTCATCTGCTGGGTATACATTTTATAATGTTAGTTGTACATCAACAGGCTTAAATACATTTGCGGTTACCGGCGCCAACACATTCAACAACCTGACATTTACAGGCCGCACAACGGTCGGCATCGGTAACGTCACGTTTGCAGATAATCAAACAATTAGCAATGCGCTAACAGTCAATGCAGGCACCGCCGCAGCATATCGTTTGTTTTTGCGATCTGACACGCTTGGAACAACTCGCACAATTACCGTTGGCACCAGCGTATCGCTGACTGACGTTGACTTTCGTGACATCACGGCAGCAGGCGCGGCAGGCACATGGACTGGCACACGGCTAGGTGACGGCAAAGGCAACAGCAACATCACTTTTCCTGCGGCAAAAACTGTTTATTATCGCGCAACGGGTTCCGCTAACTGGGGTGCCACGGGGTCGGGATCGTGGTCTGCCACTTCAGGTGGCGCGTTAGACGCCACGCAGTTTCCGCTTGCTCAAGACACCGCCGTATTTCCAGCCGCAACGTACCCAGCGTCAGGATCGACCACGACTATCAACGCCAACTACAACATTGGCACAATTGATATGTCACTTCGCACAACGAACACAATGACGTTGTCGACAGGCTCAACAATACCAATCATTTACGGCAATTGGATTAACGGAACCGGCATTACTTTGTCGGGAACGGCAAGGATATTTTTTGCAGGCCGCACAACTCAAACAATTACAAGTTCAGGAAAAACATTTACGCAAAGTTTTACTGTTGATACGCCGGGAGGATCGGTAACTTTGCAAGACGCGCTGACATTGAGCGCAAATACTTCGACGGCTTTATCTCATACTTCTGGAACTTTGGATGCGGCAAGCTACAACGTAACTTTGTCAGGCGCAACATCTGGGTTTAACTCAATTACGACTAATGTTAGAACACTAGCTATCGGGTCAGGCACTTGGTCTATTGCTGGCTCTACGGGATGGTCTACAACAATAGCTACTAACCTTACAATTACCGGCACCGGCATAATAAGTTTAACCAGCGCATCAGCTAAAACATTTGCGGGCGGCGGAGCGAACTATTCTGGCATTACGCTTAACCAAGGCGGTGCCGGTGCATTGACCATTTCTGGCTCCAATACGTTTGGCAACATCACCAACACCACGCAGCCAGCCACCGTCACATTTACTTCTGGCACTACCAATACGTTTACTAGCTTCAGCTTGTCCGGCACGGCAGGCAATCTGATCACCATCAACAGCAGCACCGCAGGTACTCGGGCGACCATTTCAAAATCGACTGGCACCGTTAGTGTCAGCTATTGCTCGATCAAAGATTCAGCAGCTACAGGCGGGGCATCGTGGCAGGCGTACACCAGCAACGGCAACGTCGATGCTGGCAACAACACAGGCTGGCTGTTTGCAGCGGCAGGCGCGTACACGATCACAGCGCTAAACGGCACCTATGCCGTTACAGGCCAGACGGTAACGTTGCAGCGTAGCAAGCTGATCAACGCCAACAACGGCAGCTACAGCATCACAGGCCAAACGGCTACTGTGTCGCGCAACCGTGTCCTGACGTCCAACAACGGCACCTATGCGGTTAGCGGGCAAAGTGTCACGCTCACCCGCGACCGGGCGCTGACAGCCAATAACGGCACCTACGCGGTCACCGGAAACACGGTAACAATCAACCGCGACCGGGCCTTGTCGCCTGATTACGGCACCTACGCAGTTAGCGGTCAGACCGCTACGCTGACACGCGACCGGGCCTTGTCGCCTGACTATGGTTCTTATTCTGTTAGCGGTCAGACAGCAACAATTGCTAGAGATAGATCGCTAACAGTAAATAACGGCAGTTACTCAATATCCGGCAACACCCTAACGATAAACAGAGATCGAGCATTATCGGCTGATAGTGGCTCTTATGTAACGATAGGTCAGCCGATTGAGCTAACCAAAAGCACAAATGCAATTGTTCCTGTAACTGGAGTATCGGCGTCAGGACAAACTGAACCCGTTGTCGTTGTTGCAAAAGCTGTTGTATCGCTGACAGGAGTACAAGCATCGGGGCAGACAGGAATTGTTGGCACTGTCGGAAAAGCAGTTGTACCTGTTACTGGCGTATTTGCAACAGGCGAAACCGGGGCTGTTGTTGTAACTGCTGCTGCAAGGGCTCTTGTTACTGGCGTTCAGGCAACGACAGCGACCGGAAGCGTCACGGTTGTAGGCAAGGCAAATGTTGCTCTCACTGGAGTGCAGGCAACAGCAAACCTTGGAACGGTAACAGTATTCGTTGGAACCCGCTTCACCGTTACAGGCGTATCCGCTACAGCTTCGGCTGGCACTGTAACGGTTACAGCAGCGGCAAAAGTGGTTGTTACTGGTGTTCAGGCAGTCGGTCAGGTTGGGCCGGTTACTGTTTCAGCAAAAGCCGTTGTTGCGCTTACAGGCGTATCAGCGACGGTTTCTGCTGGCACAGTCACGGTAAAAGCTAACGCTACAGTTCTACCGACAGGCGTGTCGGCGACAGGATCGGTCGGAACGGTATTTGTTCAAACGAACAATTATCTGCCGGTGACTGGTTTTGTTGGGACAACAGAGCTAGGTACTGTTGTTGCCAAGGCCAGCGCAAAAGCCGTTGTTACTGGCGTCCAAGCGACCGGATCTGTTGGGACTGTCTCGGTAGTCGGTAAGGCTACGGTTCTGCTTAATGGTGTTCAGGCGACCGGGGCTGTCGGGACAGTTGTTGTTCAGGCGGCTGCAAATGTGCCTGTTACCGGCGTCCAGGCTACAGGACAGACCGGGACAGTCAGGATTCTTGTTGTTGCGCGGGTGACTGGTGTTGTCGGGACAACGGTTCTCGGCACGATCCGTCTGGTTAGTAACAATTACTTGCGTCCTGTTGGGCTGACTGCTAGTGGTGTTATTGGTCAAGTCACGCTTGAAAACGTCTGGAGCATCGACGGGGCAGACGCTAATCTTTGGCCTGTTATCCCAGATCAAGCTAATACCTGGGGCGATGTTGTTGCAACCGATAATTCGTGGCAGCAAACCGCTATTGGCGCGAATGCTTGGTCAGCGGTACAATCTCAGTCAGATACCTGGGCGGCGACGTCAATCGTTGAAAATACCTGGGATGACGTCGGATCTCAGGCTGAGGATTGGCAACCGATAGCAGTAGACTCAGACGCATGGTCTACAGATTCATCTTCTGCTAACACATGGAACACCGTTCCTTCTTCCTCTAATTCTTGGAGCTAACATGGCTGCACCATTCTCAGTGACTCCCGACAGTTGCGCTGTCAACTGTATTGCTATCACTCCTGCCGACTCTGATCTGGTGGCTCCTGTCCGAGCGCTGTACATCGGCGGGTCAGGGAACATCAAGATTAACGACACTGGCGGCGGTGCTGTGACGTTCTATGGTGTTGTTGCTGGCACGATCCTTCCAGTTATGGCTAGGCGTGTTTGGTCTACTGGCACGACTGCAACCAACATCGTAGGATTGATTTAACATGAAGATTTCCATTGGTTTGCAGCCTCAAGTAAGCACTTCGGTTGCTGCATTTGCAAGCCCTGAGTTGCTTACCAATGGTGATTTTGCTTCTGGTGGGTCTGGATGGACTTACGATGGTGCTTGGACGTTTAGTGGTGGAACCGCAGCCGTAACAGATACGGCAGTAAATTATCTTGTTCAATCAATTGGTTTTGTAAACAATGCGTCCTATACTGTGACTTATACGGTTGTTTCAATATCTGCTGGATCTAGTATAAAAGCAATGTTTACTGGATTTAGCGGATCAAATGACGGTACGTCAAGAACGTCAGCGGGTACATACACGCAGACAATAACTGCCACCGGCAACCCTATAGAGTTTGCAATTGAATTTACTCCATCAGGACTTGGTGGAAGCGCCACGATTGATAACGTCAGCTTAAAGCGGGCATAAGATGAGACTGACATTCGGTCAATGGACGCCAGACAATCCAGGTATTGCCGATAGTCTGGTTGAGGCAAAGAATGTCCTGCCGTTGACGGTTGGATACGGGCCTATGCCTACGGCTGAAGATTTCTCTGGTGCTGCAAGCGAGAACCTGCTGACAGCATTTCCTGGTCGGTTTGGCACGACTACACAGCTATTCGCTGCTGGCGCTACCAAGCTGTTCAAGTTCGATACGAGCGATGCCAGCCTTGATGATGTCTCTCGAGTGGCGTCTGCCTACACCTCGACTGAGCTATGGACGTTCACTCAGTTCGGAGCGAAGGTTATCGCTGCGAACGGTGTAGACAAGCTGCAATCTTGGACGGTAGGCAGTTCATCGAAGTTTGTTGATCTCGCTGCCGCTGCTCCGACAGCGCAATACGTTACGACTGTTCGAGACTTCGTTGTTGCTGGCAAGACTGCTACTTATATCAATCGGTTGTACTGGTCTGACATCAACGATGAGACGGACTGGACTGTTGGTGCTGGCAGTCAGGCTGATACGCAAGACATTCCTGACGGTGGTGAGATTCGCGGCGTTACAGGTGGTGAGTTCGGTGTAGTTCTGCTTGAGCGTTCAATCGTTCGCATGACGTATATCGGCGCACCGTACTTCTTCCAGTTTGACAACATTACTCGCTCGCTTGGTTGCTATGAGCCTCGGTCTGTCGTTCAGTACGGCTCGATGACATACTTCTTGTCTGACGATGGGTTCTATGTCACAGACGGTCAGACGGTCAAGCCTATCGGGAACAACAAGGTAGACAAATATTTCTTCGATACTGTAAACACAAGTCTGCTCAATCAGATGAGCGCAGCGGTAGACCCGATCAACAAGACTGTTGCCTGGGCCTATACCGATGTGTTCTCGGTCAAGCGGATGCTTATCTACAATTGGGCTGCTGACAAGTGGTCGCAGGCATTGCC